GCTTCGGCTGATATAAGACTATTGCCTCTACCTTGAAAGGTATTACCAAACTCTTGATCAAACTGTATTTCTGAAGTGTTAGCAATCGTTTGCTTTTTCCACTTCTCATCTCTACCTGGAACATCCCACCAATCTACACGGAATGGTTTGAATTCATTTGTTTTAGTAACAGCACCTTCCCATAGTTTATGGAATACGTTACCGATACCATTTGCTGTAGAAGTAATGATTATCTTAGTGTTCTTACCAGATGATACAACAGGATATGTTGATGTATAGAATGTAGCATCGTTATCAATGAATGCAAACTCATCAAGNAAGAGTAAGTTAATCGATAGACCACGAATAGAACTACCAGAAGTGGCTGCTGCAATTATCTTTGAGTTATTACTAAACTCTATAGAACCTTTGTTTAATGCTTTACATCCAGGCTGTAAAAAGAATGGCAAGTTCTCTAACATAAGAGTAACTCGAGCCAGCATCTCTCTAGCAGTTGCACCTTTGTTTGCAAGTATAGCAATAGTCTTTTCAGGATGGAATATAGCGTACCATAAGAGATAACCTACAGATGATATTGATTTACCAGACTGTCGACATGCTAATATGATTGAGAATCGGTTATTATTAAAATGATCAAACATATTACGTTGATAGTCATATGGTTTAAATGCCACTAAGCCATCATCGAGAGATATTATCTTCACATATGTTTCAACAAAGTACGAAGGATCCTTCATACATTTCTGATATTCTTTGATTTCTTTTAATGTAAACTGAACTTCAACTCCGTCTCTTTTTACATTAGGATTACCAAGGTAACCAAACTCATTATTCTTTATCGGCATTAATCACTTTTTCATCATTGTTAATTAACATTCGTTGAAGATCAGTAGTACTACCTATAAACATATTGTTATGTGTTACTTTACTTTCTTCTTTCTTTCCAACCAACTCTTGCTTATTCTTTTGGAGGGACATAAGCTTATCTGTCACATCACCAATATCCTTAATTGATTTTGCTAATACCTCAAAAGCTCGAGGATGTTCTGACTCTCGCGCAATTTCAGCAAGAGAATCTAATGACCCCATACCTGTACTTATAAGCTCTTTATAAATATCACGCGAAAACTTATAGTCATCGTTTATATCTTTCTTTGAAGCAATCTCTTTCTCCAATGCAGCATTCTTTGTTTCTGCTGGAAGATTCTTTTCTAAGGATTGCTTGAATGCTTCTTTTTTATCAATCATAATTACTCAAAGTCAGTATTATCAATAGTAGTTGTTATAGTAAAACTAGATTCTGTATCAGAACTGCCTACACTTATATCTAATTCAGATAGATTATTTGTTCCATTTATCTTTTCAGTAAAATCGATATTAACTGTTCTAATAACGCTAGAACGTGTAACTGGTCCATAGAAAGACATCTTCATTGTAAAATCTAAAGTATATATTAGTACTCTTCGACTATTAAAATCACCTTCATATTGATCATCAAACGATACACCATTTAATAGAATTGGAACGTCCTGCTTAAAAGATGTAAAATCATCAACTGGTTTAATCGATACTGTAAACTCAGGTTGGAAGTAAGGCAATATCTGTTCTAATATTTGTAAACCATCATCTTGGTTTTTAGCCATAATATTAAGTTGCATACCAATATTATATGGAACAAATTGATTAATTGTTTTTCTAGATGTAGTTACTCCAGTCGTTCCTGGTTCATTAACTTGAGCTCTTTTTGCTAATTTCTTACTTGTATCAATATCAATTCCTGTTATCTCAAATGATAATCTAGGAAGTTTAATTGCAACGCTTGCGTCTTGTCCAGTTTCTGTATTAATGCGAGATAAAAACTTTTGCTTAGGACCATATGCTAATGGTACCTTAACTTGGTTAATGAGAGAGCCATCTCCTTTCTTACGCGCAACTGTAATATTATTAAACAATGTACCAAACACTGCAACTGACTTACGAACTGTAGAATGATAAAAGTGTGAACCAAACATTATAATCTCCTATGATGGATCGCCAAACGGGTTGGATTCAGAGAAGTCAATAAAGTTATCACCTTCAATTTCTATTTGAACATTTTCTGCTTGTGAATCAGATGTAAAGGTATTTGCATCGTTCTTATCATCAATGGTATATACTTCAGTAATTACACATGTAAATGTAGATTCATCTCCAAGAAGATTAGCTGAGAATCCAGCTGATGCTGAAGTAACTAAGAATTCTCTTGCAGAGTCTGTAACTGTGGCAGCATTTGTTGTATCTATTGTACCAATATTAGATACTGTAATAGTAGCTGCACTATCCGATGTTTTAACGACGCTTTGAACTTCACCAAAGACAGTTATACCACTTGCAACTGTTTGAGTAACTTTTTCGCCAACAGTAAAATGATTACCTGAAGTTACAGTTACATCCATAGAAACTTGATATGAATTGTTTGTTTGTTGACCGTCAATTGTACCAACACCTGTTTCTATTTGCTCATCATTATATTCGAATAGAGCACATTGTAATTTATACACTGGTAGATTTGATAACTGATAAAAAGGTTGTTCTTCTTCAACAAATTTTATTTCAAAGAAACTATTGCTTAATGGGAGGTATATTAAATCTCCGTCATTTGGCTTAGGTGTAACAGTTCCACTTTCATGGATACCGATAAACTTTTGCCATTGTCTACGAGATACAATAAACGTAGCTTCATCGCGAATTTCAAGACCAAACTTACTGTATAGGTCACCATCACCTTCGAATCCATCACTGTTTTCAATATATGCTTCAATCATATACGCATCATTAAATGCTGAACCAATATCTTCGCCTAGTAGTTTATCTTCGTTGACAATATTCCTAGGTAAATAAAATACATCTTGGCCATAGATCTTAAGAGATTCGATTATCAAATCTTCATAAAGAAATTGCTCTGATTTTACTGCTTGAGAGAAGTATACATTACGTGGCATATATTATCCTGTATAGAAATCAACTGGCATTTCCCAGTTTAATCTCGCTTCTTCTGTGAGTTTTTCCAGTTCTTCTCTAGCGTCATCGAAGATTTGACGACCATTAAATGTTACACCACCCGGCATAACCATACCTTCAAACTTAATTAGGTTTGTACCCCATTGCTGCTTGATAAGAGCTGTGGCATATCGCTTTAGATAATAATCATTGTAGATATCAGTGTAAGTTCCTGGATCTAAAATCTTATAGGCTTCAAAAATTAAGTATTGTCCTACAGTAGCTTCGTCCCAATCCATGTGCATGATGATGGTATTACGATGACGTTTAAAATCAAACTGTTTATCATCGTCATCTGTTAACATCTGCCACATTTCATTATGCATTCTATTCATAGCAAAATCAACTAAACCGGTATGATACTGCAGATTATGCATATCATTTAAAGCTTGCTGATAATCAAAGTTAAACATATTACTAGACGATGCACCACCGTTAGGAGTCAGGTTGAATACCTTAGTTACATTCGTGATACCTGAACCTATAGTTATCCCAACCGGAACAGCTAGTTTGCCGTTATCGATATCCGCCTGAGTGATCTCATGCTTTAGATAAACTTTCTCAATTGCATCACTATGATACTCTTGATAGAATTGTAAGGCTTCGTCTATACGATCTTCTACTTGATCATCATCAACATTAATTTCAATTACTGGAGCACCTAAAGCACGCTTACAGTATTTTATCAATGTTGGTCTTGAATTAGGTACAGCCATGATTTTTTCCTACTTTATCTATTATACCTTTATTTATAATAGTATTATATTACGTTTAACGTTACAAGACTATGCTCAATAATATCATCTTCAGATCTTGGAAATGTCGATATTACACTGCTCTCAACAGCATATAAGTCAGGCTTATTAAGTGCAGCTTTTAAAGCAATGTCATCAGGAGTGTCAGGTTTTGCCCAAGCAATTATTTTATTAACATTGACGCTTTGTAAGTATACGTGGAACTGTTCTGCATAATCAGCGAAAGGGATTCTACTGAAGTTTATTGAAGTGTGTATTGTAGAACCATCAATAAGACCTTCTATCAAACCTACA